GCAGAAAGTGAGGTAGAGGATAAAAACGGGTTAATAGTATAAGTAGCAGCGCTGACTACCCCAAACATATTATTATTACCACTAAGATAAACACTATTTGTAAAATCATACATGTTTCCATATAGCTCTACCGTGCCCGAAAGAGAAACAGGGGTCATCCAGCGGCTTGAATAAGGTATTTGTGGTATAGCAGAAATTACAAATGATTCAGTTGTGGTTGGGTCTGTAAGGTAATCTATATTTTGTAAAGTGGGGGTACCAGAAACAGAATAAAAATTACTATCAATTTTAAATATTCTTCCAACTGGATTAGCATCTGCTTTAAATAACCAGCCTTTAATTGTAAAAGACGTATCACATATTACTCGGGCAGGCTGGGTTGCAGTTTGGTCTGTAGGGTAAGTCATTGCTAGCGTACCATTCCAGAGTACTTCTGACCGAATCTCTAAACCAGGCATACCTTCTCGAGTCCATGAAATAATAAAGTAAGGGTCACTATATGGAACAAAATTTGTTAATATTTGATCCATATCAGACTGAAACTTAGTTAATATAGAAACCGATACTTCTATATTAACGGGAACTGGTTGTAGGTTCTGATTAGCGGTAGATTGATTATAAACCGAGGTTGTATTATCAGTCCAATACTGACCTACCAATTTATTAAATACTCGAGTTTGATCTCTACTAACAGTACTAATCCAGAATGCTATTGCTGGTAGGGTTAAATGCTGTGCTTTATCCACTAAATCAAACAGCACTCTTTGTTTAGGCGCATACACATACCGCACTCCCACTGTTTGACCTGCGCTTCTAGTGTTATCATATCTTTTAACAATAGCACCATCAAAAGCTTGGAGGAATTGAGTTAATAAATCCTTTACCTCCCAGTTGTACGTGTATTTTTGCACACCTATACTTATACAATACGATCTAAGAAGTGTTTAGGTAGTATTTTCTTATTATTAATAATAGTATTAGCTGATAAACCATCGAGAATATATGTAACACTTTCGTCTTCTGCACTTCTAGTACATCTACCACAAGCCTGTACAAGGGATATTAACATCTTCATTTTGTACCAGCTAGAGTCTTCCTCAAAGAGTTTCTTTATCCGTTTACTTGCTAAAGAGGGGTAGGGTAGCTTAATTACAATCTGCCACTTGCCAGAGTCTCCTTTAAGATCTAACCCCATAGTTAAGGATGGACTTATTAGTACAGTATCATCTTTACGTAAATTGTGCTCCTTAATAATAGTTTCGTTCGTAGTACCCTCTTCTCTACATAGATATCGCTTACCTTTAAGTCTTTTTTGGACAGCTTGGGTAATAGCAAATGAATGGGTATGAATAATACCCTTCTCACCCTTATGACTATCTGCTAATGTGTTAGCAATTTCGACTATTTGTGGTAGGTTCTTATCTAGCGTCTTATAGTTTAGTGGAAACTTAGTGTGACAATAAATAGGGCTCTTTTTAGGGTCAAATGTAGATTCGATCTCAACATACTCGAAGTCTTTAATACCAAGAGTTTTTGCAAAGATGTTCTTATCTACAATAGTGGCACTCATTAATACTACCACATCAGCGAAGTCAAATAAACAATGACTGAGAGCGTCAATTTTTAAAGGAGTAAATGTAGCACGCTCAGCGTCTTTCTCTATGATATATTGAGTTTTATCCCAATAGTTTATAGTGTGAATGATAGACTCATAAAGATCTTTTCTCCCTTGCTGCATAATAAGCTCCATCTTATTATTCTCGTAGCGGGTACGGTTCGAGCGGGAATCTATAACTTCTTTAATAGAGTTAGCAAGATCAGTAAGCCACCCCATTGCTTTAGCAGGGGTTTCAGACGTAAGCTTAGTAAACGGAACATCACTCTGGGTTAACTTACGATAATCAATAATCGTAGAGAAGTTCTTTACGATTTCATCCTCAAGTTCAGAGCATTCATCTGCAACAATAATTTCGCGCCGCTTTAAATGATCAGGCAAATTAAAAAAAGAAGCATAATTGAGCACCGTAAAGCGCTCAATTAACGCATCATTACGAGACTCATAATAAGGACACCGATGCTCTTCCCAGCAAGACTTACGGAGACTTTGAGAGATAACACAAGGTGCCATATCAACAGTAAAGCTCTCGTCTACATCGCATTGGTAATTACTCTTGCCTTTAAAAACCGATGATTCGTTAAAGAGTGCTTTATACTGATTCTGAAGTGCCTTGGTGGTAGTTAAAGCAAATAGGCCGTGAGGTTTAAACTTTTGCATTGCTCCCTCATAGTCTTCATCGAATGCATGATAATTAAAGACTAGGTTTCTGTATTCAGTTTCACACTCATTAGTAATATTAGAGAGTGTTTTACTAATAAAAGACTTACCAGATCCAGTAGGTGCTTGTACGATAATAAATTTTGTACCTTTATTAATAGCTGCTTCAATATCGAGCAGTCCTTTCGCTTGATGCGGTCGTGGAGTAAAGCCTTGAGGAAAGTAATCGATTAGCGGCTTAGAGAGTATCATTAGCGTATATTGTACGCTATAACTTGATTAGTTCAAGGCTGTGATAGAGAGTATAGTGTTATAAAACTTACAATTCTTAACCCGCGAAGTAGATTTTAAATTAATAAGCAAATCATAATCATGCTCAGCTAGAGTACTTAACGTATAGTCAAAAATTAACTTGCCGTTGCTGTTCTTAATTGCGTAAGGAAACGGAATTTCAAACGTCTCTTGTTTCTTTTCAGTTATCATAACTAAAGACAGATAACATCCAGAGAGCTTAAAGTTAATTAACTTACCTTTCTTATAGGGTTTGTTTTTAAGTGTGAGCTGTATAGTCTTTTGAAACAGTTCTTTAAAATTGTCATCGAGTTTAAGTAGCATTTTATTTATCCATGAACTGCTCTTTGTCAGTACCGGACATTCTACTTAGTACCTCACTGAAATACTTCCAGAACTCTTCTGGTGGGGTGGTTGGTATAACGCTTACTACATCAACGGATTCAGCGGGAACTAAGCGATAGTCCTGCATAAAGATATCCCATGTTAATACTAATCCCTTTTGGGTAGGGTTAAATTTTAAGCGTCCTGATGCGGGTCTAAAGTTTAGAGCAGTCTTACCCGCAGCACTATTTAAAAGCATTCCATCGTTAGTAGCAAGCATTCTTCTAGTAGGAGGCGAACCTGCAATAGGACGACGCCGTGAAAATCTAAGTTCCACGGCGTTTTTTTCTAAAAGTTTAGTAAGGGCTGATTGGGATACTCTCATTCTGGCTCACAAACACCGAAGATACGATCTTCGTTTAAAAAACATATGTGCTTAAGATTATTTATGTTGTTAGCCTTTAATCCGAACGTACTTGGAAATATAACATACTGACCAGCTTTTGTCTTAGCTCTTGGACCAGCGAGAAGTACCTTTGCAACTCTCCAAGCTTGCAATGCGGTATGGATAGGAACCCAAATACCACCCCTATTAATTTCAGTACCGTCTGCACTAATATCAACGAATTGACACATTAAAATATCGTCTAGTACTTTAGTGAGCTTCCAGCCAGTAAGATTAAGATCGCTATTAGTATAATCTTCAAGTCTTACTATACCTTTATTGGTATCAGTACCAACATCTTCGAATGCTTGGAAAGCTTTTTCCCGGTCAGCCTTGCCCATGTCTTTTGTTGCTTTTTCGAGTTCGCGTTCACTTTTTTTCATTTGGTAATTGTAGGTTAAATTGTTCTATATATTGACTTACCTCACGAGAGGAAATTTCAAGGCTATTAGCAACCTTAAGCACGGTTTCTTTATTCTTTGCTACTAATTCAGTATCTTTCTTTTTCTTTATATACGATATACGCTTAAACTTACAAGGGGGTATAACCCCGTGCATATAATTAAACCAAAGCTCTTTATCGTCTAGTGCTGACCAGAGTCTATTACTAGTACAGTTTATTAATGACGCAATTTGAGGAGAGTACATCGAGCACCAACGCTGTACCATATACGGTACAAACTCTTCACTCTCCTTAATATTGCTCGTATCAGGGCCTTTAGTCTTATAAAGAACCTTATTAATATAATCGAACATTAAACAATAACTTTCGTCGTCGCAATAAAGATATTATCTACCATCTGATAGAATTGCTCATTAACGGACTTTTGAAACTTCTCAGCTTGCTCTGGCGTAAGTT